AACAGGTCCTACTGGTCCTCAAGGTGATGATGGTGCTAATGGATCAACAGGTCCTACTGGTCCTACTGGTGCTCAAGGTGTTCAGGGTGCTACCGGTTCAACAGGTCCTACTGGTCCTACTGGTCCTACTGGTCCTACTGGTCCTCAAGGTGTTCAGGGTGCTACCGGTTCAACAGGAGGAACTGGTCCTCAAGGTGCTCAAGGTCGTCAGGGTTCTTCAGGTTCCAGTGGTCCTCCAGGCGGAACTGGTCCTCAAGGTGCTCAAGGTCGTCAGGGTTCTACAGGATCTGGTTCTCCAGGACCAACAGGTCCAACAGGACCAACAGGTCCTACTGGACCAACAGGTCCTCCAGGTGGTTTGCCATCAGGCGTAAGTTACAGTGGAGGTACTTTTAGTGTTTCTGGATCAATTACTGCTACAGGAAACGTCACCGCATATTCTGATGTTAAACTTAAGGAAAATATTGAGACCATTCCAGATGCACTTGAGAAAGTAAGTTCTCTTCGTGGTGTAACATTTGATAGGATTGATATGGAAGGTAACCCCCACGAAATTGGTGTTATCGCACAAGAAGTTGAAAAAATTGTTCCTGAAGCCGTTGTAGAAAATGAAGACGGGTTTAAATCTGTCGCATATGGAAACCTTGTTGCATTGTTGATTGAATCAATTAAGGAACTAAAATTAAAAGTAGTTAAATTATCAGATCAGGTAAACGAGTTGAAATCTAAACTTGAGTAATATTTTTAGATAATGTCAGCACTTAATTTTCCAAATAATCCATCTTTAAACGATTATTTCGTATCTAATGGTCGTAGATGGCAATGGACGGGTACTTTTTGGCAAAGAATTCCAGATCCTGGAGCTCAAGGTGTTCAGGGTGCTACTGGTGCCCAAGGTAATCAAGGTGTTCAGGGTGCCACTGGTGCTTCTGGTCCCACTGGACCTGGTGGAGGTCCTCAGGGTGCTCAAGGTGTTCAAGGACATCAGGGTGTTCAAGGTGCTCAAGGAAACCAAGGTGTCCAAGGTGCCACTGGTGCCGATTCCTCAGTAGCAGGTCCTCAAGGTAATCAAGGTGTCCAGGGTGCTCAGGGGGTTCAAGGTGCTACTGGTGCCGATTCCTCAGTAGCAGGTCCTCAAGGCGCTCAAGGAAACCAAGGTGTTCAGGGTGCTGCTTCAACAGTGGCAGGACCTCAAGGTGCTCAAGGTCGGCAGGGTGCACCGGGTTCTGGTAGTCAGGGTGCTCAAGGTCACCAAGGTGTACAAGGTTCTACAGGACCTGGTGGTGGTGCTCAAGGTGTTCAAGGTGCTCAGGGAGCACAAGGTGCTACTGGTGCTCAGGGTGTCCAAGGCGCTTCTGGTCCCGCTGGTCCTCAAGGATCTCAAGGTCATCAAGGCGTTCAAGGATCTACTGGTCCTCAAGGTAATATAGGATCAACAGGAGATCCAGGACCTCAAGGTCACCAAGGTGTTCAAGGTGCTACGGGACCTGGTGGTGGTGCTCAGGGTGTTCAAGGTGCTCAGGGGGTAAGTGGATCTAGAGTTTATACGGTTACTAATAATGGATCAAGTGCCTTTGTTATTGATGGGTCTAATAATCCTACACTTCAGTTGCTTAGGGGTTTTACTTATACTTTTAGTATAAACGCCTCTGGACACCCATTCTATATTCAAACCAGTTCTGGTGCTTATAATGCCAGTAATGTTTATACTAGTGGTGTTACTGGAAATGGGACACAAGTTGGGACGTTGACTTTTGCTGTTCCATACAATGCTCCATCAACTTTATATTATGTTTGCCAGAATCATTCCGGAATGGCAAATAGTATATCAATAACTGATGTTGGTCCTCAAGGACTTCAAGGTGTTCAGGGTGCTACTGGTAGTGCGGGTGATTCTGCCCCTGCATCAGCAAGTAGTACAGGAACTGCTGGAGATATTGCTTATGATTCAAATTACATATATGTTTGTGTTGCTACGAACACTTGGAAGAGAGCAGCATTAAGTACGTGGTAACGTTTTTAGTGTTATAATAAATATCTGAAAATGTCTTTATAATGGAAAAATTTGTTCATGAATTAAAAGTTCTCGAAGAGGAACAATTAAAGGTTGTAAATAATTACATTGATGAATTAGAATTTAATTCTACAAGTATTTTTGACGCCAACGGTAAAGAAAGAATAGATGATAGTGTTAGGTCAAGCACTGGAACAGTAATGATTAATGATCATCCCGCAACGGGACTGCTTCATGAAAAATTGAACATGGCGTTGATAAAATATAAGGATAAACTTTTGAATTCTGATTGTGCTTTAGACAGTTATCCTATTCCTGGTGCTACAGCCACTTCTTCTCATAGAGAAGGTATTCAAGTTTTAGAATATACAAAACATCAAAAATATAATTGGCATTATGATGCATGTACGGATCCAAACAATGAGTTCTATCATAGACAAATTTCTATTGTTCTTTATCTAACAAACGATTTTGAAGGTGGGACAACACAGTTTAAATTTGGGGGCAAGTACAAACCGAAACCAGGATATGCTTTATTTTTTCCATCAAATTGGTGCTTTGCTCATTGTTCAACTCCAGTGACATCTGGTAAAAAACGAGTTGCTGTCACTTGGTATTTTTGTAAAGACCATATGATTGATTGACAACTTAACTAATGTAGAATATAATTGGTGTATATCATCTTGACTTGAATGGATTATAAATTTAGTATTATCACACCAGCACACAAGAAAAATCCATATCTCAAAGAGCTCTACGACAGCATTGTTGCTCAAACTTACGGGAATTGGGAGTGGATTCTGTGGTTGAATAATGATCTTTATGAAGAGGATATTGAAGAAGAGATTCGCAACGATGATCGTGTTTTAGTATTTCGCACTAACGTTGATTCACCTAATGTAGGATTTCATAAACATCATGCCTTTCACCGTGGACAGGGAGACATCCTTGTTGAGGTTGACTATGACGATCTTTTGATGCCAGAATGTCTTGAAGAACTAAACAAGGCATATCAAGACGAAACTATCGGATTTGTTTATACTGATGTGATTCCATATCACATGACAGATGAATTTGTTCCCTATAATGCGGAACATGGGTGGAAATATCATATGTTAAATTGGCGTGATAAAGATCGTTATATCATGCATTCTTTTCAACCCACTAGTCATTCTCTAGCATATATTTGGTATGCTCCAGATCATGTAAGGTCTTGGAGATCTGATATCTATCGCAGTATTGGTGGGCATGATGTTAATCTGTCTATTTGTGATGATCACGAATTGCTAATCCGTACTTATTTGGTTACGGAAATGTTCTTAGTTAATAAACCACTTTATGTTTATCGGATTACTGGCGATAATACTTGGTTGGATCGTAATCAAGCAATTCAAGATGAAACCAGACGACTTGGACATCAATGGTCTCAAGCACTTGCTGAACGTGACGCTGAAAAGAAAGACTTATTGAAAGTTGATATTGGAGGTGGTCTTTTTCCGCGACCTGGATACATGACGATTGACCAAGAGGGTGCGGATATTACATGTGATTTAAATGATGGTATTCCTTTGCCAGATAACAGTGTAGGTGTTATCAATGCTAGTCATGTCATTGAACACTTGAGGGATCCAATCAAAACAATGAGAGAGATTCATCGTGTCTTGGCACATGGTGGTTGGGCATTTATTGAAGTTCCTTCTACTGATGGTCGTGGTGCATGGCAAGATCCTACACACGTCAGTTTCTGGAATGAGCATAGTTTCTGGTACTATACAGATAAAAGTAAAGCACAATTTATTAGAAATAGTGACATTAGATTTCAAGCATATCGTCTCGATACTTTTGAAATGGCACCACACATCCCTTGTGTTGCTGCCCATCTTGTTGCCATCAAAGATGATAGCATTAGATTTCCTGGTGTCTTGAGTATTTGATGGATAGTTATCCTTATGACCATCTTGTTATTGATGACTTTTTTCCAATAGATAAAGCAAGAATACTATCTCAAGAATTTCCTGATTACAATAATGATCTTTGGTATCAATATAAGAATCCATTAGAGAATAAAAAGTCCAGTAATAACTGGTGGGACTTTCCTCCAGAGACTTATAAGACTTTTTGTTTTCTAAACTCTTGTGAGTTCTTAAATACCTTGCGTGAAAAGACTGGTATTCAAAAGTTGTATCCTGATATTGGTCTTCATGGTGGTGGATGGCATATTCATGGTCGTGGCGGTAAGTTGAATATCCACTTGGATTATTCTATCCATCCGAAGTCGGGTCTTCAAAGGAAACTAAATCTTATTGTATATCTCACTGAAGGATGGAAAAGTGAATGGGGTGGTGGTCTTGAGTTATGGTCACATAACCCAGACAAAAAATTACCTTTGAGGCGAGAAAAGACTATTCATAATGTCTTTAATCGTGCTATACTATTTGATACCACGCAAAATTCGTGGCACGGTCTTCCTCAACCTATATCTTGCCCTGAGGGTGTGTATAGAAAAAGTATGGCAGTTTATTACATGACTGATCCGCCAGACCAAGTGGACCCCAGACAGAGAGCACTTTATGCTCCGACAGAAGAACAACAAAATGACAAAGACGTTCTAGACTTTATACAACAGAGAGTATTATGGAAAGGAAAACCAAAATTGTAATGATTACGATGTTCAAGAACGAATCTAAAGTGATTCGTAGAATGCTTGAATCGTGTTATAAGTATATTGATTACTGGGTTGTTCAAGATAATGGATCTACTGATGGATCTGATCAAATTGTAAAAGATTTCTTTGAAGAAAAAGGTATTCCTGGACATTACTATCAGTGCGAAGAGGGTTGGGTTGGTTTTGGTTGGAACCGAGATCATCTTCTACAGACTTGCTTGAACCATGATCATGGATGTGACTGGATTCTTAAGATGGATTGTGATGAGTATCTTGAAGTTGATGATGACTTTGATTGGTCACTGATTGACGATACGAATATTCAATCCTTTCATATTACAGCACAGAATCCTGGATGTACATACTATCGTGCATGGATGTGGAATGCACGTCTTCCATGGCATTTTAAACATGATGTCGCACATGAATGTATTGTTTGTGATATTGATGGAGTTGGTGAAAATTTTCAACGTGTTGATCTCCCAAGAGGTCTCCGTCAAATGGGAACATGGGATGGCGAGAGTTACGCAGTGCCTACCAAATACATTAGTGATTCTTTAAATTTAGAAGAACAACATATTCGTGAAGGAACTTTGCTTACAGACACATATCATTTCTGGTATGTTGCTAAAAGTTATCTTGATGCTTCTTATGCTCCTATTTTTCCTTTAGGATATGAGCATCAAAAAGAATATGCTAGGAGAGCAATCTTTTACTTTAAATCATGGTTAAACTTCACCATTAATTATGATGAGGTTGGTTATACTGGTGGTAGAAATGAAATGGCTTATTATACTTTCTATTGTATTGGTGAGATGTATAAGTTGATGGGTGAATATGAGAAGGCACTTGAAAGTTATATGCTAGCAGAACCTTTTTGTGAAATTAGGAACGAGCACATTGTGGGTTTAGCGGAGACATATAGAGATATTGGTGATCTTGAAAGTATGAGATATCAAACTGAACGCCTTATAGATCCTGAAAGAAAACTTCCTTTTCCTGATTGCTTCTTTTTACTTAATAATACTTACTATTCTGATTCTGGTAAATACGGAAAAGAATTACATCAAATCGCTTGTCAAGCAGCATGAAATACGTTCCAGTGAGTACAATAAACAGACAACCACAAAATACTGTTTGGGTTGTAGATAACTTTTATGCCGATCCATATGCTGTAAGAGATTATGCTTTACGGCAGGAGTTTAAAGCTGAGATCAAATATTTTAAGGGAAGTCGTAGTATTGAACAATTCTTTGTCCCAGGAACTAAAGAGGCGTTTGAAAGAATCATGGGCATTAAGATTCGCGAGTGGGAATCGCATGGAATGTGTGGTAGATTTCAATACTGCACATCTCAAGATCCTATTGTTTACCATAATGATGGACAGACATGGGCAGCTATGATATACTTAAATCCTGATGCTCCCTACAGCACAGGAACTTCTTTATATGCCCATAAAAATGGCGCACGAAGAACAGGTGATCCCAACTTTAGTGATCAAATTTATTCTGGAGGATTTTTTGACAGGACTAAATTTGAGTTAGTTGATTCTATTGGTAATGTTTTTAATAGACTCTTTATCTTTGATGCTCAAAATATTCACGCAGCATCAGAATACTTTGGACAAACAAAGGAAGACTCTAGACTTTTTCACATATTCTTTTTTGACTGATGAAATTTAAAGTTTATTCAAAGGCAGGATGCCCATATTGTGTTAAAGTAAAAGAGGTTTTGAGTAGAGTAAACTGTGATTACTCAGTTAATACTCTTGACCAAGATTATTCCCGAGAAGAATTTTATTCTATTTTTGGAGAAGGATCTACTTTCCCACAGGTTGTATGTGATGATAAAAATTTAGGAGGATGCGTTGACACCATCAAATTTCTCAGAGAACAAAAACTCCTCTGAACTTAGCATAAATAAATCCAAGACCTGCTCTAATCGCGGAGTAGATTTACTACTTAATGGAGGGAAGAAGAGACCAAAATCGTTTCAAATAAGATTTGAAAAGATGGTTT